CCCGCCTACCGCAAGCAGACCTGCGATACCGACCGCGGTCTTCCCGATGATCGGATGGCTTTGGATGAACCCTATCAGTTTCTCGACGAGCGGGATGATATTGGCTGATACGTACTGGGCCAGTTTAGCGACGACCGGAGCCAACGCACCGCCGATCTCTTCCCTCATGTCGCCGAGGCTGTTCTTTAACTGCTGGATCCGTCCTGACGGCGTGTTGGCGAGAGTCTCGTTCATGTTGCCGACGTTGCTGGTAATGACTTCGGCTAACATGGCGGCCCGTTCCTGTTCTGTACCGTACTTGAGCACGTCTTCCTGAGCCGATGTAAATGAAATGCCGACCCTCTTAAGAGCTCCGGTCTGCCCCTGCATGGCCTTACCCATCAGATTGCCGATGTTGACAGCGTCATCCGTTGTCGCATTGACGCCTTTCTGCTGGGCGAGCAGGTTTTCCATCGCAGGGAGCAGCGTGTTGATCGTGTCAGGGTAATTGGCGAACGTAGCAAGCTGTTGCGCGCCTGACAGAGCGACCTCGTCTCCGATAATGCCCTGCTGTTGGAGTGCGCTTGCCAGCTCCATCGTCTTTTGAGCGGCGCCCTCTGATGCGCCCATACGGGTCTTGTAGATCTCGGTCAGTTTTTGTTCCGCCGATTCTTGGACTTCGTAAGCGGACAGCATTTCCTCCATCCCCTTAACGATCGGGACAGATACCGCCGTTGCGATGGCTCCGGCTTTTACGAACTTGCCGCCGAGAGCGCTGACCTTCTCGCCCATTGATTTTGAGACAGTCGTGCCAGCTGAAGAACCGGCCTTTGACGCCTCCGGTTTCAGAACCTTTGAGATGGATCCTGATATCCCATCAGCTGACGGGACGATTTGGACATATGCTTTCCCTAAATCAGTCGCCATCTGTTATCTCCTTTATCAGTGCGGCACGGGCCTTGTCGAAGTCCGCGCCTGTGTTAAACAATATCTCTTTTCGCTCCGGCTTTGCGCCCTCCATGAGTTTTGTGGCGATCTTCTCCGGAGACTTCTTTCCGTTTGCCCCATAGATGATAGTTCTCAATTCATCTATCACTATAGCGAGCAAGAGCGTATCGGTCGGGACGACCTGCCCGTTCAGTTTTTGGTAAACCATTGAATTTGCCCCCAGGCCAGCGACAAGGGTACCGAGAAGTCTTCCCGGCACCCGTCTGTAGTCGTAGATATGATACGTTTCAGCGAGATCGCAGATCATAGCGTCCTCGTATCTGGCTATCACGCTGGCGAGGGCAATCAGTTTTTTGCGCTGTCTCCGAGCTGTTCGATAATGTCTTCGAACACTCCTGTGATGTCTTCTACGGTGACGTTGCTGCCTCCCTTGGACTCCTTGATAGCGCCATACAGGTCACTGCGCTGTTTCTTCCCTATAAGAAGGAGAATCGCTTTGCTGAACATCAGAGGGTTGTCGTCCTGGGCTTCCGCCAGTGCGTCGATGACCTCCATGTTGTCCAGCGCATTCTCGTCGATCTCGAGGGTAAACCCGCATTTGGTCGTAATCTGTTTCATGCTTCTCGCCTTTCTCTTAAGCAGCTGCCTTGATGTACTCGTAGTGCGTCTGTCCGGAGCTGTCCGGAGATGCGCTGATGGTGATCTCGTAGCCGACCGCATCCTCATCGGTGTACTCAATGTCCCCAATCTCGGTGATCTTGCCATCTGGGATTACCACTCTCTTGAGGACGCCCCCGCGCAGAACCATCTCAATGACCCAGCACGCTTCTTCAGCTTCTTTTGAGTTAGCGTTTACGACGATGCCGGTGCTGATGGTTCCGGTTACGTTCGTGCTTCCGTATACGGCCTTGAGGACCTCTGCGTTCAGCACCTCGATGAGTGTGAACTGGAATGTGTCTTCCTTACCGCTCTGGATCGGGAGCACCGGATCTCCGCCCCAGGCCTTGATGATGTCGGTGTCCGGGCTATTGCTGTTGGTCAGACCGTCCTCAGACACATATCCGAGTGCCTTGAAGTCAGAGCCCAGAGCCGTAGTCGCATCCGTCGGGATTGTGAGATCGTCCGAAAGCACCGCTCTGTATACCGCTCCGGTTACCGCAGGTTTTCCGGCAGTTACGTTGGTTGCAACATTTGCCATGCCTATACCTCCTCGTAATAAGTTATTGAAAATATCGCCTGATAGCGTGGATGCTTGTCGGCGATGTTCGTAAAGTTGTAATCTGTTTGTAATTTGGAACTGGACACACCGGGCAGATCCGTGAGATCCGCCGCAGCTGCCTTGACGTCTTCGTTCAGTCTGGCCGCGTCATAGAGCGTCGCCCCGTAAGACTGAAACGCGATCGTCGCATGGTCGATGTGGTTCTCCCGGCTGCTTCCGGTCTTTTCGATGATGACGAATGCATCCCCGACGTTCTCAGGCCTCATAAGATAACACGGCGCGTTAATCCGTTCCTTCATAAATTCTAATACTGCTGTCTCGATCATCCGCTCACCACCTTAACGAGAGTATTGTTGTCGTAATTGTCTTTGGCGCTTGCGAAGTCTGTCGGATAGATATGAGCTACGGCACGTTTCTTGAATACGTGTACGCTTGCGTCGTATCCGTCCCCGGCTTCTCTTGCCTTGGAGGCCGCTAAGTCTCCAAGAATGGTCTGCATCTCGTCACTTTTGAGAAGCTCCACGACTCCGGTGCCATTCAGTTCAAAACGAAAGTCTTTACTCATAACGCTCGACCATCACTTTCATGTTCCACTTCGTCGGGACGAGGTCGTCAATTCCCTTAGAAGGAATCCCAAACGTCTTCCAGTCGTCTCCGAAGAACGAGACTCTGCGGTTCTCCCAGTCGTGGGTGTCCCCTTTCGGGATCCCAAGCGTGTAGACCGCCTTCCGCCCGTAAAGGTTCGTTGCATCGAGGATGTCCTGAGCGCTTGAAGGCGAAACGAGAACGTCGTGAACCGAAACAGGCCTCTCAGAGAACACGGGCTCATTGAATGTGTTCACTCCGGTCTGCGTCTTCTCATAGAGGATAACTTCGATTCCTCTCATTGCTCGCTCACCTCCGCCAGTTCCTGCACAGGGCTGTATGAGCCGATGCGGTTGCCGACCCCTAAGAGCTTTTTCTCAGTCTTCCCGAGATAGAGTTCCCCGGAGCCGCCGCCACTGCCCAACGTCCAGCTTTGGGAATAGCCAAGCGCAGACACGCTACCTTGTGACGCTCCGAGTGGGATGCCGGCGTCCTGCCCGTCGCCCAGTGCTCTGATCACCATGCGGCAGGTGACGACGCGCTTGATGTCGGCGTCTGCGTCCGCCTTGGCCGAATCAATCAGCACCGCAGCGTCTTCGATCAGCGCGTCACACAGGGACGCTTCCTCACTGGATAACGTGCGGGGTATTCTATTCTGAATATCTGCTATAGTTGCGTATGCCATTTGCTTGGCCTCCTACGATTACTTTTTGGTTTTCTTCGTTGTTTTTTTCGCTGTCGGCTTCTTCTTGGGTTCGGGAGAAACATCAGCGGCGAGCTTGTGACCCGCCGCCAGATATTCGTCTACCCGGTCTTCCGTGACCCAAAAGTCAATTCCGAGACGCGCATTTATCATTTTTACCACTTAAGCGGCAGCCGTTGTCAGCAGGTTGAAGCAGTCAGTGTCGGCACGGAATCCGACCTCGATTTCCGCTCTTACTGCGAACATGTTCTGCTGGAAGAGGTAGATCGGGTTGTTGCTGGAATCGAGAATGACTGCGTCCTCAGAGAACGAGATCTCGACGCCGTTGACTGTTCCGTACATAGCCTGCGTCCAGTCACCGGCTGCGCCGACGATATTCGGTACTGCCGGGGTTGTTCCTGTGGTGGCTGCGCCAGCCTTGTACGCACCCTTGCTGATTCTGACCGGAGCACCCAGCACATACGGGATGGCTCCCTCAGCTACTGTGTTGATGAACAGCGGACGCTTGTTGTCGTCTGTCGCTGCCAGCAGTACGCCCTTGCCTACCGGAGACAGAGCGATGCCGTTCATGTCGCCGCCGTGAGCCGCGATGTCAGCCTCAGCTGCTACCAGACCCGCGTAGGTGTTGGTCCCAATGGCCTGTGCGGTACATCCGCTCAGTACATCGAAATTGCTTCCCGGAGCACTGCCGGTGAATACGGTAGCGTCGAACTTGTTGCCCAGTGCGTTCGGCAGTCTCTGGACAAGTGCATCGTACAGAGCCGGGACGTCACGTCTGAACTCCTTGGAGAACGGAACGATGACTGCCAGTTTGTACGCGCTCATTACCTTTGTGGAAACGCCAGGATCTGAAACCGGCTTTGCTGCGGTCTCACCTACCCACTCAGCCTGCGGATCACCAGTGATAACATTGATGGATGTTCCTCTGCCCGGCAGTTCGATCTGTCTTGCCAAAGACATGATTGCGGACGCTTCCTGTGTCTTCTGAAGAATCTCAGCGGATACGTCAGCCGGAAGAGTGATGTTTGTTCTGTTGGTTGCTGTTCCAGTTGCCATGATTTTTACTCCTTTGCTTCTCTAACCAAGGTTGTTCACCCAGTCTTCAAACTGTTCCTTGGTTGTACCTTTCGTACTTGTTGTTGCTTCTCCGCTGTCCCTCACCGACGGATAGCCGGGTCTGTTGCTCTCGGCGTAAGCCTTGATCGCCTGAGCCTGTTCCCCACAGCCCTCTTTTGTGTCGGCAGTCAGCAGATTTGATGGCACCCCTGTTTCTTTTGCTACCTCATCGCGAATTCTCCGGATCTGTTCAGCTGCTTTCATTCCGTCAAGTTCTGCCTGTAATGCGCTCGCCTTTTCATGAGCCTTTTGCAGTTCGGACTTATTAGCTTCTTCCATCTCGTCGAACTTTGCCGCCTTCTCTTTGATAGCATCGTAGTCCGCAAATTTTTCCCGTTCCCTCGCGATCCTATCGCCAACGATCTTGTTGACATCTTCCTGAGTGAACGTCTTTTCCGGCTGCGTATCCGGTGCCGGTGTGCCTGTGTTTGTTTCAGCCATAACTTAAACCTCCATTGAGTAACCGCGTTTATGGCACGCGTTGCCAATAAAAAAGCACCCGTTAAGGTGCCAACTTTTGCAATTCTTTTATCTGGGCTTCTACCCTCTCGACAGCTTCCGCGTCTTGCCACCAAGATGACCGGACCAGGCCGTCGCGCTTGTGAAGCACTGACCCGCCGATCAGGTCGTCAATATGCTCGACGATGTTTGGATCCAGGTTGATGACGTGCATGTCCAGATGTTTTTCTGTCATGAAATCGAACCACAGCGTGTCGTCTGCTTTGTTATGTTCCACGGCTTCACGGTATGCGTCCCGATACGCCGCGTCCGTGGTGACCCACTCGGAGAACTCCGCAGCAATGTCGTTCGGGATGCGGATGCATGGGAAACTGTTCCACATAAACACCGTCGGAACATCTCCGCTCAACGGCCCGATCGGTTGCCACTCCTTTCGACCGAATCCGCAGACGATGCCGTCATCATACCGCTCAGTCTTTTCTGCAAAATCTCCCGCCAGAGCGACGTCGTCCTGCAGATGCCATGTGCCACCGTCGATGCCCTTGCATGACGCGAAACTTTTCACGCAGCTTCTGAGATTGCCGTCTCCGTTCCGGTCCATCCAGACATTAATGTCATTCCGGTCGATTCCTTGACGGACCATCTCTGGGATGATGTACCCATCGACGAACCATTCACGTTTTGGACACGCGTGTATCAAAAACTTCATACATTCAGTTCCTCCACTTCAGAACTTTCGCGCTCCTTGCGCTTTTCGTATGCGTCACGCTTCTTGGCGTTGATTTCGTCTGCGTTCTTCGCGTAGATCTCGCGGCGCATCGCATTGACTTTATCGCGCCAACTTCCGCCGGGGTCCGCTCCGTTGTACATATCCAGATACTTGTCCGGATCGTATCCTGCAACACCGCTGGTACCGTCAAACCGTATCGCAAAAGTACAGTCACAGTTTGCATGGATATGCTCCGCATGGTTTCCGTCCAGCTGGTCCTTTGACGCCGGCATCCACCCCTGTGACGCCAGTGTGATGCAGAACGCACAGGTGTCTCCGTTCGGAATCCATGCCCATTCGGCACCATCTCTGATGGCGTTTTGCATCGTGGTGTCTGCTCCCGCCTGTTTTACGAGCCGACCGACCGCCGCTGGCATTATCTCCGGGTTCTGGTTCAAGGTTCCGTATACAGCCTTTGCTGTTTCTGAATATGTCGCAGTCTTGGCTGGTATCGCCGGTGGCACGTTTGCCCCTGTCAGCCTCGCCGCTGCGTCATACATCTCACAGGCCAGTGACGCGGATGCCTCTCCGTACTTGGTAGCGATACCAAATGCATAGTCAACGATGGACTTTCTCGCAGCCGATGCCGTAATTTCCCCGGCTTTATAATCGGCAACGACAGATGCGCGGTACTTTATCATTTCTTCGGCGGCTTTGTTATCCAGTTGTCGCAGTTTGTCTATATATCGGTTCCATGCTCGTCTTGATATGGTTTTCATCACTCTTCCTCAAGGTCACCGAGCAGCTGGAGACCTCTTGACCTCTGTTCTTCTGCCTTAACCAGCCGAATGTCTGCCTGACTGAACCCAATCATCCGCAGGAACGTGTCAGTGTCACCGAATCCCGGACGTGCACCGGCGATCTTTACCGCCGCATCTGCTGTTGCCGCCACCGATGGCATTGCCGGATTCTTAAAGTGCGCTGTGATGTTCTTCTGCTCGTCAGTCAGTTCATCCAGTGTCGTGCCGTTCTTGATAGCGATTGCCATCATGCCGATTTTGCGGAGTGATTCATTATTCCCGGCATTCAGCTGCTCTGCCAGAAGCACAAGCGTCTGAGACTGAGCCAGGATCGCGTCCGAACTGGTCGGGTTCGCATCGTTTACCACTCCAGTGTCCGTGACGGTCAGCCCAGTGGCGGCACTGAACTGAGTCGCCAGCATCCGGAGCATGTCGACGTGCGGAGTGATGGTTCCCTGCATCAGTTGTCCAAACGATGGCTTTTCGCCGGTCTCCGGGTTTGTGGTCGATGCTATCAGCGACCCGACGTATTGCCGGAACTTCTGGTTTACCACAGCGTCAAACTGTTCGTCGGTCACTCCGAGCAGATATTTCTGCGGAGCAGTCGAAAACTCCAGCCCGATTGTCGCGTTGGCCACCGTTCTGACGTAGCCTTGAATCAACCGCCGAATCGGTTCTTTTATGCGGGACTGCCCGAACGGCTTTGCTGATGTCGGGTTGTAGATCAAAGGCACCATTAACGGTTCACCCATGATGTGTGGGTAAGCCGTAGCAGCCCACTTTGAATCCGTCAGTTTGCGGAGCACCCATATATCCGTATCGGTGTGCAGATTGATGACCGATGGCCTGTACTGCTTGTTCGCATCCTGTTCCGTCGCCACGATTGCCATACCGTATGCGATCCGGCTTTTTTCACCATCCCATACAGCTGCCGCCGTGTTCTCCGAATGGAACTTGACCTTGACGCCGATTTCATCATCTGCCGACAGCGTCGCAAACGATGCGCCGAGTTTCAGCTCGTCCCGGCATGTTTTCGGATACTCTGCTATCAGGTTGTTGTCCCGCACGATCTGCTCCAGCTCCGCGACATCCGTTCCGTCCTCGGAGACGTACCCGTCAAACATTGACCGAGATGCCAGTACATCGACTGTCTTGGCTCCCCAAGCGCATCCGATCTCCAGGCCTTGCATGCCCTCCGGAAGCGCGATGCCCAGATTGACCTCGCCCAGAGTGACGCGTCCCTCGTAGTACCGTTCTTTTGTTCTGTTGGCAGATGCGTGTTTGTCGAACACGTCGAGCAGGTTCTTAAACTTCGCCTGTGCGTCATCGCTCAGTCCGTCAATCCGTCTCGGAATGTAAGTCGATAATTCCATGTTAACCAATCCTCATCCTTTTCGCAGGGTCTCGCTTTGTTGTTCTCGCGCCCCACAATGCAAGCGCAGCGGCTTCGATCGGAATGGAGGTGTCTCCACCGAACGCCCAGCCGCCGCCCAGCTTACGCTTTGTTGATGTGACCGCGCTGTCTCTGAGCGCAGTCTGCTTCTCATACCATGTGACTGACCTGTCACTAAGCGCGTCCGTCATCATGCTGACCGACGCGATCATGTCTTTTACACCGGGTCTCACAACGGAGCCTTTCGCCTTCCAGTACGGCGCGATTTTATCCACAAGGACATCCACACCGTTCCGCCCATCTATGACCACGCAGGATGCCTTGTCGTGTCTCTCGTTGAGCCAGTCCGCCAGCCATTGGATGCCGTGACCGGTTGGCCTCTGGTCTATCAGCGACACTCTCGCCGGGCCGTTCTTCGGGATCACCGAGCCGCACAGGGCAACCATCGCCCCGTCCGCAGAGAATTTGACGCCGTATGCCGTCTTGCCCTCTGGCTTCGGTTCGGTTGATGCACACGCATCCCAAACCTTTTCCGGAATGGCGTAGTTTATTTCATGTGCCACTATTGGAGGCCACCATCCGAGCCGTTCACGGGCGAAGCCGTCGAGTGACATCGTTGCGTATTCGTTCGCTACGGTCTTTTCTGCGATCCTGTAACCCATAGCAGGGTTTGTCTCGTAAGCAAGGTCTATCGCAATCTCCTCGTTCGGGATCGCCTTGAAGATGTCCTTGTCCTCTATAGACCACTCCAGCCACCACGTTGTTCCGGGTTCGTCGCTGTGCGCCTTCATGTGCATCTCGCTGAACACCGTTCCGTTGCACGTTGGCCCCGGAGGCGTGCCGATATAGATCTGCTGTGGCATCTTGCTCGCATCGTTCGCATCCGATGAAGCGGATGTTGTCGGCAGCATTGCTTCCTGTTGTTCGCTGGTCAGCTCCTGGGCCTCGTCTATTACGATGACCGAATATGTCCCGCCTCGGCTCCCGCTGTTCGTTCTCGTAGCGAACTCGATGCATCCGCCCTTGTGGGTCGCTCCGTCTGCGTCCTTCCAGTCCCGGAAGTAGAATCCCTCGTACCCTCTCGCATGGCTGACGTTCTTCACGTCCTTTGCGAATTCAGGGTACCGCTCCGGGCTCTCGAACAGATCACACAGAGCCATGAACATCTTCTTTGTCGTGCTGCTATGGTGCGCCGAATAAAGCACGTCTCTATGCTCGAAGACCGCCATATAGACCGCATAGAACCGTGCAGCATAGCTCTTGCCGTTCTGCCTCGGCTTCGATATCCCCATCGTAACGGCTGCCGGAGACCCGTCCTCGTTTCTCGCCAGCATGAGGTTTAGTTCCGTCTTTTGGGACGGGTAGAATGTCGCTCCGCCGTCTTCGGCGAACACTTCCGCGACTTCCTCGCCGAGCGTATACGAGAACTCTCCAAGCCGCTCGAATGTCGGTTCCTGTCTACCTGTTCTCAAGCTTCTCTTTCAGGCGGTCGTGCTTAGACGTCTTCGTTTCTTTCGGATCTGGGAGGGCTTCGATCTCCGCCATGACTTCCATGAGCCTCTTGGAGTTCGCTGCCATGTCTCTCCCGCTCTCACAGTTCTCGATGGTCGCCGCTATCTTATCCCTCAGGGCGAGCAGTGTCTCTCTCTTATTGCCGCTCTTAGCAGCCTCTAATAATCCAGCCATTTATCTCACTCCTTCTCGTCCCCCTCAGGCGGAAATTTATCACAGCGTGTTCGGCGCT